TAATCGTCTCTTGCAAACCGTTGTAGTCGTAGAACGAGAGAAACTCCGCGACGAGAGCCGGTGTAGGACTAATGCCGTTAGCCCAAAGGGTGTTGTCAATGATAAGTTCAGCGCGACGTCTGTGATTCTGAATAACTTCGATGTCCATGTGATTGCTCCTTATTTGTTAACGTGAGTGATGATGAAAAGTAATAGTAGCATATAGATTAAAGTCATAGTTTATCCTTAAAGTCCATCTGTAATAAAAACGTATAGAAACATCGCCGCAAAGAAACCTGCCAAGAGAAGTCCACCATTTGCCGCTGCGTCAGTAAAAGTAATATCCAAAGTCATCTCCATATTTCCAGTAATAGTATTCGTAGTCTTCCTTAGTCATCTTCATGCTCTTAAAACAATCACCTTTCTTGCACCTTCATCAAAGTCAGGCAGAGCTCTGTAATAATCTGTCGTTATCTTTCCTTCTTCAACTCTTTCAGCGTCTAGAGGAACGATCTCGTCGTGATTCACCTCAATAACCACCTCGTTGTGTGGATCTAAAGATTGTAACTTTTCGATTAGCTGTTCAACTGTCATTTGTTCCTCCTTATGTTTTATTATACTTTGTCTTTCGTCGTCTTACACGTTAACGTCGTAATCCTTAGCAGCCTTCTTCTTCGTCCTCCTCGTCTACGTCTTGACAGATCTCGTCGTCAGGGTGGATGAGACACCAGTTAGCGTTCATCATGTCAATGTTCGCACCGTCACCATCATCTGCTTCATCAGCCTGCGCGATGATAATCTCTTCGTCCATAACAATGACCTCAGACGTCTCTTCATCACGAACGATTCGAATCTCGTAGTCATCGAATTGAATCTTCTGTACGTAACCTTCGATAACGTAGTCATCGAACTCGTAATGCTGAACGGGTACATCGTCATGTTGTGCTGCATGAAACGCAACGGTTGAAAGTGAGAATGACAAGGCGAGGGTGAGTAGGTTATAATATCGCAAAGCGATCCTTTCGTCATGTTGTTTGTTGTTATTGTTGTGTTGTCCTTATGGTCATATTATAACCTAAGGAATCATGTTTTACACGCCGTATGACGACGCGACCAAGCGTTATACCATCAAAACATCTACGACCTATCAGGTCATCGCGACCTTAGAGTTCCTCGTCTTCCATCTCCATTAGATCCTCAATGCTTTCCGTCACGTCTTCAACAACTTCATCGACCTCAACATGTTCTACTTCAACTTTTGCGTCACGAGTCGTCGCCAACTCAAGACGCATCGCATGGGGAGTCGATGGAAGCTGTTCGATCTTATCGTCAAGATCATGGATTGCAATATAATGAAGTTGTTTAGGATGATCGATAGTCGAACCGCCAGTACGAACCTCAAATGCTGCAGACTTAACTCCATTCGCGATGCGAGGACCGGCAAAGCGAATCCATGCGTAACCCGCTTGATCAATCCAATAACGATAATCGATACAATCAGCGAGATCAAATCCTTCGAGAGTAGACGCGATCTCTTCGAGCGAGACCTTAACCCATTTAGCTCCTCGACCTGAGAAACGAGCCTTAACCTCGCTACGCCAATCATCGACGAGGCCAGTCTTCGCTGAGCGACCACAAAGAGGCTTAATCTCTTGATTAATCAGTTGATCAAGGTGTCGTTTAAATGAGGTTACTTTTGGTTCTCCACCATTATCGACGAAGGACTGGAATAGTTGTTGAATGGTTGTTTGAGTTTCCATGTTATCTCCTTGAATGTTTGATTGAATGTTTTCCATGGTTTATTATAATCCTTTGTTTTATTAGTTACACGGGATGAGGGTTGTTTGGTTCCTTGTTAATTGTAATACCAGATCGCGAAGGGAATCACCAAGAATACCGAGCCAAGAATGAGTGGGATTAAGTCGTAGATCATTTGTCCTCCTTATGGTTTATTATATCTTCACTTTAGATGAGTTACACGTTTCGGGTTGACGAGGTGAAAGGTTATAACCACCAGACAAATGTGACAAAAGAAAGAAAGGTGATAATGTCGGGAATCATATAAACCTCCATGAGGCCTCCTTGATTGAATGATTGATCGTTTGTCCTTATATCTGTATTATAGACTAAGGAATAGAGTTTTACACGTATTACGTCCTTTTCAGCTGAGTCATCTCACATCGCAGTCCTCGTGTATCTTGACTACTTCGTCAGCTGGAGTTACCTAGTTTTCAAATATCTGGAGTTGGAATCCCGAGGTCCGTTGCCATCCTTTCCTCTTCGTCCTTAGGAACCGCCGTTCCTATCCCTCCTTATGTTTTATTATACCCCACATCGTGGTAAGATACACGACGAGGGCTAAAAGCCCCGGGGCTCTAAAGGGCCCCTAAAAGGGCCCCCTACAGAGGGCCTAAAACTCAGTGATACACGCCGGGCCAGGGGGTTTAGTCGTCTACCCGAATTTTCTTCCGGAGAACTTTTCAAAAAGCTTTTAGGGTACACATCTGAATACACCGAATTTGTGAAAAAAACTTCGGGAGAAATTTTGGAAAACTTTTTGATATTTATAGTACAAAGAAAAGAGACATATATGAGTTTGTTAAAACGTTATATAAAAGAAAGTTTGTTGTTAGAAAATAATTTAAATAGCAAAATATTAAGTATTGTTGATAAACTAGACGGTCTAGGCAAGAAAACAAAAGTTTTAATAGAGAGAATAGGTACTTCGGGATTTTCAGTTACAATTTTTGTTGAAAAAGAAAATATTGCTCATATTAGTTTTATGCTTGCTGATCGAGTTGAAAGAAAAGGTAAAAGAGAAAGAAAATGGGTTGTAAATCCTAGTGGAAGAGGTCCAAAAAAAAGAAAGGCATATCAAGTTGCGCATTCAAAAGCTGTTAAAGGTTTTGGTCCTTTAGTTTATGAGATTGGATTGGAAGTAATATCAGGTTTGCTTATGTTTCCTGGTGCTTTATTGTCTGATAGAAGAAAAGTCTCACAAGATGCAAAAAAAGTTTGGGATACTTATTTGAAAAGAGCTAGCACTGAGCAAGGTCTTCATGCTATTAAAATGGATATAGACACAGTGTCTCTAAAAAGAGCTAAGTTAAATCAAGGTATTGAAATTGAGCAAATGACGCCTGATTTTGAAGAAGATGATTTACGTCAAGATTCTACCTTAGATTATTTAAATTCAGGACAACAAAAAATAAACTGGAAAGATGTTGAAATATCTCTTTGTTATGCATTTTATAAAGATAAGTTTACGGTGCTTTCGTACATAAATAAAAAAGATAATATTGACATAATTTATAATTTAGATTAATATATACGCTTTTTATCGAGCTGGGTGTCTCTAGAGTCACGGACGTAAAAAACGTTTGCGGCACTTATTTGTAATAGTAATTTCAGTTTTTGTGCAAAAAACTTCGGGAGAAATTTTCGAAAACTTTTTGTATTTTCATTGATAAATAGATTTATAATATGTTTTAAAAGTAAGAGATTTATATATGCGTATAACTGAGAGTAGACTAAGAAGAATTATAAGAAGTGTGATAAGCGAAAATATGCCGTATGACAATCCGGATGAATATATGGGTTACGGGTCATATGGTGAAGTTGAAGATAGTAATGTGAGTCTTGAAGAGTTAGAAGAAATGTTGATGATACATAGTTATGAAGCCCAAAGAGCTGATGGTTATGGTGAAGTGATGCTAGCGAAAGGTGAGTATGAGTCTGGTGTTATTAGTAAAGACGAGTATATGGATTTGCTTAAACCATTTATAAATGATGTAATTGAGCAAAGTGGAAGATCTAGTTTTTAATTATTATGGGTTTTCACTCGAGCTGGGTGTCTCTAGTGTCACGACGTTTACATATGTTAAATTTAAATTTGTAATTTGATTGTATATATAGATTATGAATAGAGATTAACGAGGATTGGATATGAGAATAACTGAAAGTAGATTGAGAAGAATTATCAAGGAAGAGTTAGATGCTCACGATAAAAGCTATTTAGCAAGAGGTCTAGAAGATTTGTATAATAGAACAAACATGGGGACATTAAATACAGAGAGTGATAGTGTTAAACTTAAGCAAGTAAGCGACAGTTTAATAGATTTAATACAGTTGTTGGAAAGAACAATAGCAAAATAGTTAGTCGAGTTGGGCGTTTCTTGAGTCACAGACGTAACAAGCTTTTCTGCTTTTAGTGATAATTAGTTATGTAGTATTTTTAAAGAAAGAAGATTTAAAATGTATGTAACTGAGATTGGGTTGCGAAGATTATTTCGAAGTCCAATACGTGAAAGTGTTGAAGAAATGATTAACGTTGAAGATATTAAAAATAGAGCATTGAATGGTGAAAAGCCTTATGATTATTTTGGTGTGTCTTTAGGGATGAATCCAAGCGTAGCAGAAATTAGTTCTTTTGTGTATGCATATTGTTTTAAAAGAGGCATGTATGATCAAGAGGAAATAGAAAATTTAATTGCGCAAGTTGCTGCAGTTGTGGCGATTAAAGAGTCTGAAAAGTTGGAGCTTCACAAATATTATTTGGATTTAGTACAAGGCAATTACAACTGATAGTTGCTCGAGCTGTGTATCTCTTGAGTCACAGACGTAAAAAACGTTTTCGACACTTATTTGTAATAGTAATTTCAGCTTTTTAGCAAAAAATTTTCGGGAGAAATTTTGGAAAACTTTTGACATTTCAGTGATAAATAGATTTATATATTATTGTTTAAGAAAGGTTTTTTTAATGAGAATAACTGAGAGCAAGTTAAGAAAGATAATTCGTCAAGTAATAAAAGAAAGTGCTGGTGGATCACATAGTTGGTATTCTGATTGGGTGGAAGCAACAGAAAAAATTAAAAAAAGAAGTTTATCAAAGATTTCATATGACTGTCTAAACGACTTTGGTATTACTCATGTTGATGCAAATAGTAACGATAGTATTGTATATAATTTAACTAAATTTCAAGATAGAGGAATTTCTGAGGGTGAGTTAACATCTATTCTTTCTAAAATATCAAGCGTACCTGCTGCAGATGCTGATGAGATGTCAAGACTTAATTTAATGTTTACAGCGACTGTTGGTTTGCTAATAGAAAATGGAAAGTTAAAAGTTAATTTCGGTGCTAAAGACAAAAAAGCATTAAAACAAATGAAATCTGGAGAGATGGCGATTGTGGGTGCGATAAAATCTGGAAATGATAAGTTGTCATCTTGTTTAATATATGAAAAGCCAGGCAATCATTCAACGGTTGACACGAGTAATTATTTTGTAATTGAACAAAATCCTCATAATCACAAGATATTTGATAGAAAAGAGGCTGGTAATATAAGAAGGTATAACGAAAAACAGCAAGCTGATTATTTAGAGCGCAGGAAAAAAGCTGAGCGAAAAAGAAAAGATGAAGAGCTTCCTTGGTACGAATATACTAGATAATCTTTGACTAGCTGGGTATCTCTAGAGTCACGACGTTTATGTGTATTAAATCTTTTTAACTGATTTGTTTAAACATATATAATAATATAGAAAGAACAAACAAGGATTTATATATGACACAGATTAGATATGTGCCTCAAGTGCCTAAAACGTTAAGTGAAGCGTTGAGAGTAACAGCAAAGCGCATTGCTTCTGGGAGTCGTTATAAGTGGACACATATGGGAGCATGTAATTGTGGGCATTTAGCGCAGACTGTGACTTTTAATTCGCCTGAAGTGTTGCATAAGATTGCTTTGCAGAGAGCCGGTGATTGGGCTGAGCAGACGAGAGAATATTGTCCGACAAGTGGATATCCTCTTGACTTTGTGATTAGCTCTTTGTTGGATTTAGGTGCAACTTTGCAAGAGTTAAGAGATCTTGAGCGATTGAGTGATCCAAAAGTGTTAAAGCGAATTCCTGTCGAGAGGCGACGAAATTTAAATCACCGTCGACGAGAAGACGTTGTGTTGTATATGGAGACTTGGGCTAAAATGCTCAAATGACAGAGAAATATTAATATTTAATTAATAGATAGATTTATATAATATTTTTAATGTGAGAGTTAGATCATGTTGAAGGTGTGATTGATGCTTGTGTCTTTTCTGAGTTACTTTGAAGGTTGACTAATAAGTAGATTTGGCTTATTTGAAAGGGCATTTATTGTGAGTCGAATTATTTGTTTTTTTTTGTTTCTTGTATTATGTTGTAGTGATTATCATGACAACGAAGGATTTAATAGTTTGGGTGAAAAGAAGGTGTGTGACTCGATAAAAGTGCGAGTTCGGGCATGCACTGGAGAAGGAGTTGAGAATTGGGGTGGGTGTCATGAAGTTGACGAAGACATTGCTTGGGAGAGTGATTGTGGAGAGGTAAAGTGGAAGTTAAGATTAGGTAATCTGGAGAATTAAATATATGCTGGCTTATTTGTTTATTGGTGTATATTTATATTTGGTTTTTAAAGATTAATGGAGCGTTAAATGAAAATAACAGAGAGTAAGTTAAGAAGAATTATAAAACAAGTATTGATTGAAATTAATTCACCTCAACAAGCTCGAGCTGCAATGGCTGTATCTAAAGCATATCGTGATGAAGGTGATTTTGAAGAAGCATTCGCAAAAGCTTTTCCTGAAGTACAAAAAGAAAAGCGAAAAGGTATTAATTTAAGAAAGCGAAAAGGTATTAATTTAAGAAAAGGTCATGATAAACTTACACAAAAAAGACTAATTTCAAAACTTAAAAAAGATTTAAAACTTGAAGACGATATAATTCCTGAAAGAGAACTCTCGTTTTCTAAAAGCTTTGGTAAAGAAATGAAATCAAAAGAAACAGTTATGATAAAATATGACGTTGCTTTGCTTGGAGCCGAAAAAGACGAAAGCAAGACTAACAGTTTTATAGGACCACTCACAGGAAAGTCTAGTTTTTTAATTAGATACGAAGGTAATGTATTTTCTGTTAAAATAAAATACAAGTATCCTGAGGATAGAACTCAACATTTAGATGATATGACAAAGAAACTTAGAGACCTAGGTCTAAAAAGAGTATATATAAGTAATGCAAGTGATCTTTGATTAAGGTTTAAACATGAGAATAACAGAAAGCAAGATAAGAAGTATTATAAGAAGTATATTGCTCGAGTCACCTAGACATGACCACATAAATAATTACGAAAAACTAGAAGAGCAAAATGCGACTGAGTGCTTGACTAACGGTGCCCAATTTAATACGCAAATAGAACCAAGAAAAGTAAGCATTTCAGTTGATATGCCTTTTGACTTAAATATTGACGAAGAAGAAGCAATTAAATTAGAAAATTTACTTCATAATGCAGTTGAATTAGTTTTAAGCAGATATTTTTAGTATTTAGAGAATAATTATAATATTGTTTTAAAAGGAATTTTTATGAGAATAACAGAGAGTAGATTAAGAAATATTATAAAAAATACAATTAATGAAATGAGTCATGATGCACTTGACCACTATTCAGGACCTGAGTCATATGTAGGTATGGGTGGTGGTAATGTATATGCAACAAACAATGAGCTTATGAATAGAGCAAGATCTTGTATGAACATGTCTGCTACTGATCTTATGGCTATGTGTGCTGAGATTTGCAAAAAAAATCCTGAAATGGCTCAACATTGTGCTAATTTATGTGTAGCAGTGTTATGTGATGGAAACATGAATGGTTGTTGTGAATGTCTCGAAAGTATTTGCCAATGTGAGCACTGTTGTGAAGTTTGTGTAAGATGTTGTGGATGCTAATTGCACGACATTAATTAGTTTGCATGAGGATAAGTTTCTGTGAATCGTAAAGAATACAAATTATTGGTTGAAGGTTGGCAGAATTTTTTAAAAGAGAGTCCAGTTAATATAAGTGGTATTACAAAAATAAAATCATTTGTTGATAGAATAGTTGCTTTACGTGAAGAGACTGGGAAAGATATTAAAATTCGGGCGCGACTAAATGGAACTATATTAGAGGTTAACTTATTAAACTACTCAGTTTTAAGAATGAATGGCGTATTTTATCAAAAAGCATGGCTTAATCATCTCGGAAATGTAGATAGAAACGTAAAAGTTGATGGAGACCGTGATCCTTACGTAATAAAATATTCAGATGTAGGCGGGGGCTTTGGCCCTTTACTTTACGAGATAGGATTAGAGATTGTTAGCTGCAACTTGGGTGGTGCATTAATGAGTGATAGAGGTGAAGTATCTGAGGAAGCTGAACGTGTTTGGGATCGTTATCTTAGAAGATCTAAGTCTGAGTTTAATATTGAAGCTATTAAGATGGACTTTACTGATGAATCTTGGGATGACGTAATGTATGACGCACCATTTTCGGATATGGCAGACGAAGAGCAGGAAAGATTTAAGAAGACAAAAAAATATACTGAAAATGATCCAACAGATGACATATACCAATATTCAGCTATTTTAAATTCTGCTGAAAAGGGTGTTTTTGTTGACGGTGACTGGAAAAACTTTGAAAGCCCTTTAGCGTATGCATATTATAAGTTAGAGCCTGAAATATTGGCATATATTGAAAGCTTAGAAGAAAACATACTTGAGATAGACATTTAAACTTGTTTGTTTAGCTCGTTAACTGTTTTTAATATATTTTGAATTTCATCTTCATTAAAACATTCTCTATTAATCGCTTCTTGCAATGTTCTAATTAAAATATTAATGCAAGTTAATTGTTTTTGATTTATCATGTAGTTCATAATAGTTATAATATATAAGTTATAGTGAGTTTACAATGTTTAAAGCAGTTAAGTATTTTATGATTTCTTTTATGTTCTTTTTTGCGTCAGCTATATCTTGTTCAGAAAAAAATGAAGAGGTAGTTATTCCTAAAACAGAGTGTGAGCAGATCAAAGATATCGTAACAGATTGTTTAGGTTTACACCGCGGCGCTTTGGGGTATATAAATAGTTGCGGTGACATATCTTTAGTAAGAATTAAAGCATTAAATAGTTGTAAAGAGATATTTAATCATATTGAAAACAAGGATTGACAATGAATAGAAGTGAAACAAAGTTATTAGTTGAAAACTGGAGAAATCTACTGCATAGAGGAGAGTATACATGTGGTGCTGACTTTCTTGAATCATGCAATTTTGACGGAAAGTTTTTAAATGAATCATCAATTCAAAAAGCTAATACAAATAAATCAAAACTTTTAAATGTATTGGCAGCGTTAATGCTGTCTAGCAGCTTTGGTGGAGCTTTAAACAAAGTACAGGCAAAAGGTTTAGGAGGTCGAGCAAATGATGCTTTTAGCGAGATGGATGATTCTTTTAAACAGCAAGACTTGAATGAGGCAGAAAAAGAAGAAAAGCTTCTAATGACAATGCTAGACCTACTTGAAGAAGAAGCTGGGATGCCTTCAAGTTTAAGAAAAAGATTTGAAGATAAATATAAAAATGGTGGCCCAGAGACTAAAGCAGCAATTATAATAATGTGCATGAAAAAAGTTAAGTCATTAGCACCCGAAGTAGCGAGACGTGGTAAGAGCGATCCTTTAGTTAAAAAATATAACGCTGTTGACGTTGCAAAAGAAACAGCAAAGGGAGAAAAAGACGGCAAAGGAAAAGATAAAAATGGTGAATTCATAATTAGGAATGGTAAAAAATTCTACTTAACTAGCACAAAAATTAACGTAACACACTTTAAAAATCAAAAAGAAATAGACAGAATGAAGAGTGCTGAAAAAGGAAGAAGATAAACATTTTTTATAACTTCTACCAAGTGTAAACAATATTTGTCTTGACGACAAGATCATTCGTCAGTATATTTTCTGGTGGTTTTGTATCATACATATAATTAATAGAATTGTCTAGTGACATATTCCAAGAAGATATTAAAATTGTTCTGACGTTTGCCTCTAAACTGATTCTATAATCAGAAGGATTATCAAACAAAGGTTGATAATACAATGTTAACAGGATTAGATTCTTTTTCTTTTCGTCAAATGATTTAATCATCGTCAAATAAGATGTACCTCGCCATAAAGTGCTAGTTTTTTTATCTAAAATTACTTCATGATCAAGCATTACACCTGAACCTAAGCTAAGAGAAATATCTTCTTTTTTAATAATCTCTGCTCTTAATCCTCCACCGTTTAACTGTCTTATCTTAAGAGACTTGAATTCGTCTTGCTGAAATTGGGTAAATAATTCTATGCCCACAATATTCCATTTCATCCATGTCCATCGAAAGTGTACAAAAGAATTGTTTTTAAATTTCTTGTCTGATTGTTTACCTTGTGTACTTTTTTCTTGCAAAAATACATGATGCTTTTTATTTTTAAAATGAATTAAAAAATTTATATCAAAAGAAGTAATATCTACATTTCCTCTTTGAAGTTCAAGGCCTCCTTTAGCTTCTCCCCAAAATGGTTTTTCTTTGTTGTTGTTCCTAATAGACTCAATATTAACCTGACTAAAAGAAAAGCTAGGTAAAAGAAACATTAAAATTAATAATATTTTCTTCATATTTTTTCCTCATACAAACAAATGTGAATATACTCTTTTGAGTGATTCGTTATTACTTTTATCTTGAAAATTTCTTGGAGTAATAGATATTCTTATGTCTTCAATTCCTTTTTTAATAAGCTCATAATTTTCTTGAGGTCTGCCACTTCTTTGTAAGTCACTATGATATTTTGTTTTACCTTTTATTGTGCCATCCTCATTAAAATTATATAATATTTCTTTGGCAGCAATTTTAAATAAATTAATAGCAACTTCAACTTCTTCTTCACTTAAGTCTTCACTGTCTAAGACTATAGCTGCGTGGCGCATTGTTTCGTTAAAGTTTTTAAACTTATCTAAAAATCCTGGGCCCATATTATAAGCCATGTCATAAAAAGCCTGCTTTGTATCTTGAGGAAGTACTTTAAAGTATTTTACTTTGTTCATTTGATCAATTACTTCAGCAACTTCTTGGTCTGCAGCAATACCAGCTTGCTGTAAATTTACAGGAGAAGTACTTGATGCATTGTCGTTCTCAATTGAATACGTATCAAAAAACTTTTCACGCCATCCTGGTATTTCTTTTTCTATCCAGTCAGCTTTGCTTACTCCTTTTTTTCTTTGCTTTTTCCAGTCATTTTCTAATCTCTCGTGTTCACCTTCATCAAGATTTGCATCAGTAAAAACTATTGTTCCGTGACCAATACTCCATTGATGATGATCTGGATATGGTAGTCCTCTAAATCCTTCATGTCTAAGAATGCTTTGCTTAACTTTTTGCTTGTCAGTACTTTTATCATATTCTATTGTAAAATTAAAAGCTTGTTCAATTTCACCACTGCTTTCAGGATTTTGTTGAATTAAATTTCTCATTACCTTTTTTTCATTTGAAACTTGTGCAGCACTGGGCTTGCTACTTTGTGAGCCTGAAGAATTTTTTACGTAATCAGGTATACCGTTCCAAAGACCTACTACTGTTGAAAGTGTTAAAATTCCTTTTAAAGCTAAACTAGACAAACCTTTATATCGTGGTTCTATGGCAGTCAACGCTTTAAATTCTTTGCTATCTTCTTTAATCTCTTCGTCAGGAGTGTAAACTTTTTTTGAAACAACAGGTGTTAAATTAGTTTGAACGTAATGACGAGGATTTTGATCTTGAACTGGTATTAAGCCAAACTGAACATCTTTATGCTCTTGTTCTATACCTGACTCTATTAAAAATTTTTTAATTAAGTAATGACTTTTTTTATTCTCTGCTATAATAATCATATAATACCTTTAATTTTATATCTAAGTATAATTATGAGAGAAAAAATGATTAATGACGATTTATACATAATCCAGTCAGATGTGACTGGAATGATAAAAATAGGTAGATCTAAAAATCCAATCAAAAGATTAAAGCAGCTTCAAACTGGTAATCCAAATAAGCTAAAATTAATTGCATCTTTTAAAGGTGAAGGATGGAAAGAAAAAATAGTTCACGAAAGACTAAATAGATATAGACTTGAGGGTGAGTGGTTTAGTTATGATTGTGTAGGAAGTATTCCTGGCAGTATGTACGAACAAATAACTTTTGGTTCTTTTGATGACTGGTGGAATAATTAATTAAAAAAGTTTTGCAAATAAAAGTTTTTAGAAGAAATTTATAAACGAGGGGATATGGAAATTAAAAATCATGATCTAAAGTATAACGTGTCAAATAGACTGTTGACAGAAAACAGTTTTGAAGTAAACTTTACAAGAAAAGAAATGAATTCATTAATTAATAGTAAGAATATTAATGAATCAAAATCTATAAAGTCTGTATTTAATAAAATTAAATTAATAGCTAAAAAAACAAAACTAGGTTTTAACGCTTTAAAAAACTTTTTTAAAAGAATCTATTTGTTTACAAGAGAAATTCCAAAAGTTAAAATTATAGCAGGGGTTTTGTTAATAACAATTTCTTCAAACTTGATAGAAGCAAGTGTCGCAAAAGCAAGAACTTTGGAGTCACACAATACACTTTCTGCTGCTGTAGAAGAAGTAAAACAAAAAGATGAAGCTAAACCAGGTTCAAACTTAATTTTTAGTGATGGAAAAGGGTATTATATCGTTCCTGCAGGTAATCAAGGATTAAACGAGTTAATTGATTGTATTAAAAGCGGCAGCGACGTTCCTGAGCTTCCAGAAGCTGTTGAAGGTATCGAAGTTACAGTTAACGTTACATTTTCAGAAACTAGTGCTCTATCTGATCAATTGGAGTCTGTATGGGGTAAATATAAAAGTTTGATACAGCAAAACGAAGATTTAAACTTTGTTCATATAAATGCAAAAGTTAATGATGAAAAAGTTAATTTTGTATTTATACCAAATCCAGAAAAAATTACGTATGAAGAAGTACTAGAAATATTAAAAAGTAAAAATATTAAACTTCCAGATCCAAACTTATATCAAAGTATAAAAAGTGGAGTAGGAGAAAAAACAGGCGTCGTTAATGGCAGTGTTAGTCATCCTAAAAAATATCCAGATAATAAATGGAGTTTTGTTTTTGGTAAGTCTGAATCTGCCAAAGGTACATTGTTACATGAAGCTTCACATTTATTTGGAATACAAAAAAGTCTTTCAAAAATGCATAGCATTTTAGACAAAGCTGAAAATAGGATTTCGCTAAATATTAAAAAAGGTATACCTATGGATGCAAAAAACTTAACAGGCATACCGGGTATTGGAAGTGAATACGACATACAAGATATTGAAAACGGAATAAGTAAAGATCATATGATTAACTTGATCGGTCATAAAAATGTCATGACTAATTTTGTGACTACGACAAATGATATAAAAGTCTTGAAAAAGCAAGCTGAGTGGGTTTTTTCTATAGGTCTGGGTTTAGGTAGAATAAAGCCAGTAAAGGGCAAAAAAGATCTTTATATCATTGTCAAAAAAGCATCAGGTAAAAAATTAGATTATTACACGGATGCAGAAGAAATTTCTAGATATGAAGACAGCATTAGACATTTTATTGAAGAAGCCAAAGACAACAAAAACCTAACAGAAATTGGTAAGAAAATTGCTGTTTTCTACAAAGAAATAGACTTAGAGGAAAAAGTCAAGCTAAGAGTAGAAAAAGTCATAGATAATATCGAGAACGACCCTTACGGTGACGAACTAAATAGAGAAATTGCTAATTTTCGAAGTCAGCTTATTTCACAATTTAATCAAATGGTAGATAAAGAATATAAAAAAAATAAAAACATTAGTCAAAAAGACAAAGAGATTATTAGTCACTATATTATTGACGTTATCTTTTTTTTAGTTTTGTATTATTCACAAGAAATTCAAAACATTAATGCTGAAGGGCAAAACGTCTATGGCGATATACGTGGAGAAAGTAGCAAAATAAACAGCTTGATTAAATTAGATAGATTTTCTCAACAATTTGACTTGCACGAATCAATTAATAGATTTAATTTATTAAAAGAAAAGGTTTATATGGAGTTGCTAAAAGTATAAATTTTTATTTTTTGTCGACTCTTGGCAACCATTCTTCAACTTCATCGTGTAGTATAACTTGGTCTGTCTTTTTTGTTTTAATAGGCTTTTCGTTTTGAAAAACTGAAAGTTTGTTGATTACAGCACTTTGTAATTCAAATATTTGCTCTCTTAGCAGCTGCATTTGAATTTGAGAGTCACGTAGTCTTGCTATCAAAGCAGCACGGTCAGCATTGGCAGCGGCAAGCTTATCCTTTAATTCTTCAACCTCACTAGGGTCTCGACCTGATGCAATTGCTAGCATAGAAGATATACTACCTGTAAGCATGCCTATAATACCAATAAGAATATCACGATTTTCTTCGACAATTTTTGTTGTTGACAAGAAATAAATTAGCTCGCAAATTAGAGCCATAAATACAACGCTTGCCCACCAACCTCTTTTCGCTTTGTCACTTTTTGTAAATTGTTTGTTTGTTTTTTCTTTATCAGTCATAATTTAAGATCCTGTTAATGTATTATATAAAAACATATATATTTCTTGAAGTAAAGGGTATATCCAACCAATATAATGTTTTAAATCTATTCCAGTCATTGTATAAAATATTGCATTACCATGAAAAGTATTTGCAGTTTTAATAAGTCCCCAAACGATATAACATAAAATTATAAAAGAAAGTCTATGTATAATCCACCAAAACAACTCATTTAATGTTTTATTTCGAAGTCTTGTCCTTATTTTTTTTGCGCCACCTATTCTTTTTGCTTTTTCACCATCAGATGGGGGTTGTAATTGAGCTTCTATTAAGCCAATAGCATATATAGCTTCAGGTTCAGCAACACCTTTGAATTTATAAAGTCCAACAAGCGCTGATAGTGCTTTACTTGGAATAAATCTGCTTCTATGACCGTATTTTTTATATTGCATATATGCTGATTTTGATAATAAAATTTGCTCTTCTCCACATATTGACATAGTTCTTGCAGCTATATTTTTACCGATACCTTCTAGATTTATTCTTTTACCCCCAGCTCTTACTATATGTGCTTCAGATTTAACAATAAGCATTTTGTCCCAATGTATTCCTACTCTACTGCGAAAAGGAAATTTCTTTTTTCTAAGATATTTTTTATAATCAAAAGCAAAACCAATTGCATCTGAAACAGATGCAAACATCATGAGGTGGCCATCAGAAGCGTCTATTAACTGGCCATTATGTCTAGCAATAAAATTCATAACAGCTTTATCATGAATTCCAAACCAAGTTGCAGAAATCTTCGAACCATTTCTTTGAACAAATTTTGTACTACCGATAATATCTGTAAGCACTATTGCAATATACGATTCAATCATATTTTCAGGTAAATAATTACTCATTTTTGCACCTACATACATCTATTATTTGTAAACAGTCATAACATACACAATCAGGCCATTTACATTCTAATGCGATAATGTTACATTTACAATTATGTTTAATGCATTCACAATCTTTATTGTCCAAATTACATAAAGGACAAATGTGATCTTCTGGAATTGGTTTTGTAAAATCTCTTGTTTTTTCATTAGAAGACATTTGTATTCCTTTTTATTCTATACATAAATAATTATCTATAGAAATAGTAGAATAGAGGTTATATGTTTGATAAAACTCCTTTAAAAAGCAAAAAGTTTATTGCATATTTAATAGCTGATATTGGTTGGAAAATAGTAGTTTTATATATGCTTACTCATTTAAAGTCTAAACTTGAAGCAGGCGAGCTTACTTTTTTAATGACTGTAGTGATTACAAGTGGCGTAATACAAATAGGATATATATTAGGTCAAGCGGCTTTAGACAAATATATCAATGCTGCTGTTGAAATTCTTGACAAAGATGATCATGACAAAAAGGAAAAATAAAGTGTGTAAATATTTATTTGAAAGCTTAAGATACAATAAATGCCTTATTAAACTAGATGATGTAGAAAAAAAATTTTTATATGAGTCGCTTAAAGAAAGTATTAAATCAGAAACAATAAATATAAAGTTAGTTAAAAAAACAATAAATAATTTGTATGAAAGAACTGATGTTAGATATTTTAAAAAAGAACATGTTAATTCTATTTCTAATGATCTTATGAATAGAATTAACATGTTTATTAAAGAAGAAGTTGGAAGAAATTGGCATACAGTTTCTTATGCCTCTGAACCTGAAATGGTTAAAAGATCAGTTAGTATTTGCACGCAAACAGGCAAATATATTGTATGCTGTAATTCTAAAGAAATTTACTTTAACGATGAAGACTCTGCGATTCTTTATGCTAGAAATAATAAATGTTATTAAGTTAATAAATTTTATTATTGGCTATTATAATATTGCTTGTAAATTTATTTTAACCTTGAATTGAAAAGTATAATACATGAACTACTGGATTAACCATTTTCCTTATGAACAACCTAGAGATGCTCAAGAAAAAATTATATCTAAAGTTTTAGAAGAATTTAAAAATGGAAAAAAATATGCAATTATAGATTGCGGTACTGGTGTTGGAAAGTCTGCAATTGGGCTTACAATCGCAAGTTATATGAACAAGTCTTCAGACTATGAAGGCATTTATGAACCAGGCTCATATTTTTTAACAACACAAAAAGTTCTACAAGAGCAATACGAAAAAGACTTCAAAAGTAAAGGAATAATTTCTTTATACTCATCTTCTAACTATGTTTGCTCCAAAGACGGCAAAGCTTCTTGTAAAGATATACAAACAGGTCTGAGAGCGAATAGTTTACCAAAGAAATATGAAAATTGCAAGTATAATTGTGTTTATAAATTAAAGAAAAAAGACTTTATTGAAAAAGATAAAGGTATTACAAACTTTTCTTACTTTTTAACAGAAAAAAATTATAGTCAAAAAATACCTAATAAAAAAGTTTTAGTTATTGATGAAGCGCATAATCTTGAATCAGAACTATCTAGGTTTATTGAAATAAGCGTTTCAGAGTATTTTTCAGAAAAAATATTGAAACTAAAAATACCAAAAGACTTAAATACACAGTTTAAAGTTTTTAACTGGATAAAAAACAATTATATAGTTTTACTTTCACAAAAAAAACAGTTTATTGAAAATCAATTAGAAAAATTTGGTATTACTAGTAATAAACTTGATGAGTTTAAAAAAATTACTAATCATTATGAAATGATAACTTCACATGAAAAGAAAATAAAGCAGTTTATAGAAATATACGACAAAGACAATTGGGTTTTTGACACGGATAATAGTAATAACAGCTATAAAAAGTTTGTTTTTAAGCCTATAGATGTTTCTAAGTACGCAAAAGACTATATCCTAAGTTATGCTGATTATGTGATCTTCATGTCAGCTACAATCATATCACATGAAGGTTTTTGTTTAACTTTAGGTCTACCTGCTGAAAAAACTGTTGTTGTTAAAGAAGAATCACCATTTCCTCCTGAAAATCGTCCTATAATCTTTTCACCTGCTGGGAGCATGTCATTTAAAAATATTAATAAAACCCTACCAATATCAGTTGAAATGATAAGCTCTATACTTAGTCATCATCAAGATGAAAAAGGAATAATACATACACATAGCATTAAAATTTCAGAATACATTAGAAAAAATATTCCAAAAAAATATAAAAATAGAATACTAGTCGCTTACGGCGAAAGTAGAGAAAAAATGCTAAACAAGCATAAAACTTCAAATCTACCAACAGTACTTATATCACCTTCTATGGCAGAAGGTGTTGATCTAAAAGGTAATTTGTCAAAATTTCAAATAATATGTAAAGTGCCTTTTCCTTATTTAGGTGACAAAGTAGTTAAAAAGAAAATGTCAAAATGGAACTGGTGGTATGATGTTTCAACAATAAGAACAATAATTCAAAGTATTGGTCGAAGTATTAGATCAGAAACTGATACAGCTGTAACATATATACTAGATAGCGATTGGAAAAGACTTTACAGTAAGTCTAAAAAAATGCTGCCAAAAGATTTTGAAAGAAGTTACTATGAAAATTAAAAATGATATTACTGGCGCAGGTATAATATGTTATTTTGACAATAGAGAAGGTTTAATCGAAGAATTAGATAATGAAATTTTATACTTAGTTTTACAAGACTTTAAAGACAAATACGACTTTACTAAAGGAACTATTGACAAAGGTGAAAACGTTTTTGAATGTGCTATAAGAGAAACTTATGAAGAGTCAAATTTAGACTCATTCGATTTTGAAAAAGTTTATAGTCCTATTAAAGCCAATGATAACTTAGTCATGTTTTTAGGTAAAATTAAATATGAGACAATGTTATTAAGAAATAATATTATAAAACTAAAAGTTAACAAACAAATAAAAAGTCCAGAACATAAGTCTTATAGCTTTTTAAGTTACAAAGATATTTTAAAAATCAATTTATACGAATATCTTTTTTCTTACATAGAGATAGCACAAAACATTTTATACTAGTTTAATAATTTATATAATTAACATATGAGAAATTCAAATTTATTTACACTTGTTAGTAATTTTAACAAGCTTATTGAAAAACAAGAAAAAAGAAAAATAAGAGTTATTCAAAATAATGCTGTTTATAATAATAAGAGTTTATTTTTAAATAGCATAATAGCAGATGAATGCTTTAAACATAGTCCATATAGAAATATTATCTTAAACTATATTATGAAGTCTGAGAGATATTTGAAAGGCGGATCGTTTTTACTTTTAAAACTCATGACTTTAAAAATAAAAAAACTTTCTATTAATAAAAAAAATATTAATAAAAACGTAAAAAATTTAGAAAAAGCAGTGTTACAAGAATCAAGTAGTGAACAATATAATAAGTTTATAAAACAAATACTACATTTTTCAGGTTCTGATAGCAGTATCAGATGCAAAAAAACAAAAAACAGTATAATAGAAGTTGCAAAAAACATGCATCCGGAAATTTTTGTTAATATTTCAGAAGATTTTAGAAGTTTATATTTTAAAAATCAAAATAGTAGTACAAAAAATTTTTTAACTATTTGTATGGACTCTTATCTTGAAAGAGAAAGCGAAATATCAACAATAATAAATAAGGCAATTGAAAATAAACAACAAGTTTTAGTTTTTGCAAGAGGCTATTCTGAAAACTTTAGACGAAATATTAAAAACATTATATTGCAAAGCAAAATTTATATTTACTTATATGAAGTTAAATTTGACAATAATGATCCTTTTTTATTAAAAGATATTGCAAGTATTTTAGATATGAAAATATATTCTTTAGACGCAGGTGACAATATAACCAAAGACTTGTTACAAAAATCAAAAAATAATTATTTAAAAGTTTTTCCGAATAAAATTAAAATATTAAATCCTAATTTAAAAATACAAGAAGAAATAAATAAACAATTGAAAAATTGTGCAGATATAAGTTTAAAAGAATATTTGCTAAAAAGAAAAAAAAGATTAACATCAAATACTACAGAAGTTTTGATTCCTGATTCAAATATAAAATTATTTGAAGAAATCAAAAATATTATTCATCTATATAATAACTTAGCAATATCAGGATTTGTTGAATTTGAAGGACAAATTTACCCTAAAAACATATTTAACTTTATTGAAAATCTTTCAGAAAGACTTGTAAATACTATAGACAATATTTCTGTAGTAGTCAAGCTAAAAGAGGACTAAGTGTATGTACCAAAAACACCTTATAGAATGTCAGTGTACTCTAAATATTTTTAAAAATAATACTAAAGTTGTTTATCATAAAATACCTGTTATATCTTTTATCGATAACAATGATCAAGTAAAAGAAAAATATATAATATGCAATAATTGTGGAGTTGTACACAGAGTTTATGAAGTTTTTAAGAGTGAAATTAAATGGGGTGTGGAAGATCTTAAAAATCTTGTTAATACTAAAGAAGATATAGAACAAAATTTAAATTTTTTAGGTAAAAATGACATTGTTAATATTCTAAATAAAGAGCAATCTTATACTTGTGATTGGGAATTAGCTGAGTATTTAATTGAAAACAATTTAGATGGAAATATTAATTTACAACTAACAGAATCTGATAATAATATCGTATACAAGGTTTTAGAAATTAAAGGCGACAAACATCGTATAAAAAAAGAAATTCAACAGAGGTATTTATGACTAATCTTAATCCAGAAAATGAAAATGACTTAAAGTCAATTAATAAAGTTAGAGATATTCATAAAGAAATATTAAATTTTGGAATTAACCAGAAAGAAATTACTAAACTCATTGAGCTTCTTTGTCTAGAGCTAGAAGATACAAAAATTATGCGTAAGGTTTTGTCAATAATAAAGTCTAATAAAGAAGAAGAAAAACCACGATTATCAATATAAAGGATTTTATAATGGAAGATAAATTAGAAGAAATAGAAGCATTGCCATCATCTGTTGAAGATTACTATAGTTCACTGAGACTTCTTGTAGAAACTATGGAATCAGATGCACTCAAGTCACAAAAAGGAAATAAAGCTGCAGGAGTTCGTCTTAGAAAAAGTTTGAGACATCTTAAAAAGTTTTCGGGAGACTTTGTAAAGTTTACCTTAGAAAGTTAAATCTATTTTTTTTCTTAACTTTTCAATAATACTTTTTTCTATTTGACATACTCTCATTCTCGTTATATCAAAAAGATCACCTACTTCTTGCAAAGTATGTGTATCTTTATTGTTGACTAAATTAATCATACAATTGTTGTTTTGATTATTTAAATTATGCCAATATCTGCATGATTTATTTCTACAATTTTTGTTTTTGTCATGATGAGCTTTAAAGCAGGTAATATTACTGTAATCTTTAAATTTATCCATGTTTTAGTAAACCTTTCTTTTAAGTTTAATATTTATACTATTATAGATACCTAAGAAAGATTTTACTAAAACATGAGTGAAAATTTAAGAAAAACTTTTGTAATTGATACTAGCGTTTTATTGTATGACATGAATTCTCTTTTTAACATGAGTGGGAATGATATAATAATACCTCTAGTTGTCTTAGAAGAATTAGATAAATTTAAAACTAGAGAAGGACTTTTAGGTGAATATGCCAGGTTTTTTAATAGATTTTTTGATGAATTAAGAAAAATAGGGAGTCTTAATAAAGGAATACATTACGAAGATTCAGATATCAACATCGCAGTATCTTCTGACTATTATTGGGATAATATAGACTCTTTAGATAAAAGTACAAACGACAATAAAATAATAGCATGCGCAAACTTTGCAAAAAAAAATAAAGTTAATAACGAAGTTGTTGTTATAACTAAAGATATAAACCTTAGAGTAAAATGTGATGCAGTAGGAATATTAGCAAATGACTATTACGCTGACTACGAATTTATACAAAAAGATAATTTATACAAAGGTTACGAAGAGATTAATACAACGTCTGAGATAATAAATTCAGTTTATACAAACAAAAAGCTTTTAATAAAAAAAATTCCTGAAATTGATATTTTATTATCTGAAAACCAGTTTGTTGTGTTAAAGTCTGACTATAACAACCAGTCATGTCTTACAGTCAAAAAAGAAGACTATATTTGTTTAGTTGAGAAAAATCCTAAGTTAGGCATTGAGCCTAAGAACAAAGAACAAACTTTTGCTTTAGACCTATTAATGGATGACAAAATATCACTTATCTCTTTAACAGGTATTCCTGGAAGTGGTAAAACTTACTTGGCTTTAATGACTGCATTAAAGTTTATCGAAACGGAAAAAAAGAAGAGAATTATATTTACTCGACCTATTCAAACAGTAGGTAAAGATATAGGATTTCTTCCAGGTGATATTAGCGAAAAAATGTCTCCTTGGTTGGCACCTATTGTTGATAATTTTAGAAATCAATTTGGTGATCTAACTTACTTTGAAATGATGATTGAAAAAGGTCAAATAGATGTTGCACCTTTATCACATATTAGAGGAAGAAGCTTTAACGACGCGATAATTATAGTTGATGAAGCTCAAAACGCAACTGTGCATGAGCTCAAAACAGTGATTACAAGAACTGGTAAGAATTCAAAAATCATACTTTTAGGTGATATTGAGCAAGTTGACTTGCCGTATATTAATAAATTTTCTAATGGACTAACAATAATTGTTGAAAAATTAAAAAATGAAAAAATAACAGGACATGTTAACTTTGAAAAAGGATACAGATCAGAACTTGCTAATATTGCTGCAAAAATAATATAAGGATAATAATATGACAGCCAGCAAATATGATTTAAATCGATTTAAAAAAGTTTATCCTCTAATAAGAACAAAGCCACAAATTTTAGAATTTGCAGTTGTCGAAGGTCTTGATGCTGAAACTACCATTTTAAACTACACAAATTCTCACGCACAAACTTACAATTTTGTAAAAACTTATATAACAATACCCACAGTTTCAGCTACACCTGAAGACGAAAATGTTAATGTTTATATAACTAGTTTAACTACTACATCTGTTACTATAGAGAGTTCAGCACCTTTTACAGGTAAAGTTCACTTACAAATTCTTAAGGACACAAGTCAAAATGTCTAATTACGAACACGGTAAATTTACAATCGAACAAGATTCTTACGATAAAACAGTATATTTGAACAATAGCTACAGCAATGAAATAGTTGTTAAGTTATCACCTATAAACAAAAACATTAATGTATATTTATCTGATGTTCAAAATAATTATTTTGTAGCATCTAAAAGTTCCAGTGAGACGATAGAAGTTAACTACGTAGTAATAGAAAGCGAATAATAATGCCAAAAGATTTTTTAAGTAATCAAATAAAGACTGGCCAGATTATAGGATCAGGATCTCAGGACAAACCAGAAGTTGTAATTGTAAATTCTAATGTAACTGATGGTGTAGGTGGAATTAACGCTGATGTCTTGACAAACAAAGCTGGTCCAGATGTATTTCTCTTTGTAAGTGGTACTATCGGAGGAAAAAACGCTGCAACACCAAATTCAGTATCAGTTTTTGGAGGAGATGTTGTTATTAGTGGATCGTTATTTGATGCTAACGGTGATTTAATAACTGGTGGTGGTGATGGCGGATCTTTTCCGACAGGTTCTATTAATATTACAGGTTCAATAACACATACACAAGGCGTGAATATAGGCCAAGCACCTGACGATGACTATACAGATGGTTTATTTACAGACTTAACAGAAAATACATTACTTGGTGATGTTATTGATAGATTTAACGAAGTATTAGGTAATTTAGCCCCAAAGCCAGCGCCTA